AACTGACGCTTTGCTGTCGCAGCATGTATTCCAAACATGGCGGCAACCTTTTTCCAGTTCGCTCCACGTTGTCGCCTCACTGCACTATGCGCACAAGCCCACACCAATTTTCGGTCATACTCACCTAGCAGCATCCCTACTTCCAGTGCCATATCATATCTCGTGATTGCATGTGGTGAAGCCTTTGCCCGTCTGGTTATTGTCTCGTTGTACCCATAACTCAACTCAGGATCAGGCGCATAGTCAGGCCA